GCCCTTTAGGGAATCACGGTCACAAGGATTTGTGAATAGACGTTATCGTTCTGCTGATAGCCCAGAGCGCCACCCGGTGTCGGGTTAGCCTCGATGGCCCCAGCAAATGGATACTCGAATTCCACAACTGCTTGCCCCGGATTCAAGGGGGTAATGGTCGCTGTCGCCACTGACATGGAGATAGAAACCGAACCGACGCTTGCAACAGCACCGACCTGAGCAACGGGGGCGGGATAAGACTCAATCGTTCCACTGTACGTGGTAGGCTGAGCATTATAAGAGACAGCCACTGTTGAACCGACGATTACTTGCTGAGTTCCAGCCAAATCGTACAGCGTTGCAGTGACAGCCACCGACCCATAAACTCCGGTTGCGGAATTGCTGTTGGCGACGGACAAAGTAACCTTATAAGTGTTGTTTCCACCTACGAGGCTACCAGAACCAGTCTGGGGATTGGCATTAGTAACCTTTTTCCCAGACAGTTTCATAAAAAGAGCCGCACCGATCCCAGAAGTCTGAGTCGGATAAGATTCTTGAGTGTCTGCCATTGTTGATGTCCTTTCTGTTTTTCAAAATTTGGGGCAAGGTCTTAGCGCTTATTGCCCCGCCCCGTATTTCGATTAACTGATGGCGCTTGCCGCGTCAATCTGGCGCTGACGGATGGTGGTGTCAGGACCGAGAGACGTGGTAAAGTGCACACGATAGGAAGTCCATCCGGGGATGAGACCTTCCGGGTCAGCAACAGTGGGTTCCACGTTCTGTTTGATGTTGCACTTGATGTTCTGCCATTCGCCGTCACCGAATCCGGTGTCGCCCTGTGCACCAAGGTTGATGGAATACACACCATCGCGACCGTAGATGTAAGTGCGAAGCGCAGTCAGACCAGTCACGGTCTGATAGTTCGGAGTCGTGGTGATCTGGTTGGTCTGGAAGAAATGAACGCCCGAGGCAGGCAATTCAATAACTTCGGTCAGATCAACGCTGATCAACTCTTCCATGCGGGCGAGACCCACAGGGGTGTGCTTCAGCATGTCGAGCGGGGAATCGTTGCTGTTGTCAGCAAGGACATCGCCCAATGCGAACGGGTGGATGACTCCACAGAACGCCTTGCTCGCCTCGTCAAAAGGCCGCACCGAACGACCAGCCAGAGACTGGACGCTGTTTCGGATTTGGCTCAGTGACAGAGCGGTGAAACTGGAAGTGCTCGTGGCACCCAGTTCAACAAGGACGCTGGAATCGACAGCACTTGCGCCGTCCGAGGTCGCACGAACCAGAGCGCTCAAAGACTCGCCCAGACGATACGACAATTCCTTTGCCACGTTCTCGACGGTATTGTCAATGGAGGTAGCCAGAGACAGCGAAGAGAAGTTTGCGTAATCAGCGTACTCACCGATGATTGCGGTGGTGTTCAGCACGCTGACAGGGATGGAAGTCCCCACAGCACCTTCCGTGGTGGTCGAGGTGTTCGCGGCCAGCGGAACATACATGAACATCTCGTATTGGTTACCTGACTTCATAGGCAGGTCCAAACGTTCAGAGCAGGCCACAAAAGGCGTCTGCGCTTTCAAATTCTCCCTAAACTTTTTATCGTAATACTTCACGGTAGATTGCGGGAGGTTTGATTGGTTGTTTATTGCGGGACTATAACCAGTCATATTGACTAACCTTTCTTGCTAATCGCCACTCCTCCCAGAGCGGATAGCGCGAATACTTTCTACCAACCTCGTTTACGTTGATTCTCAGCAAGGCGTGCTGCTCGTTCAGCCAAGGCTTCTTCGTATTTTGCACGAAGTGCTTTAGCCTGCGGAGTTTGAGAAATATGAAACTCTTTCTCTGCTTTGCCTTCCAAAGATTCAACTGCTTCGATGTCGTGGTATTCGACGAACTGACTTGTTGGCTTTCCTTTGCGATCTTTTAACCACTTTTTGGTTGTTAGCCAATGTGGCTTTGCGATAGGCTCACCTTCACTCGTAACATCGTTGTTCGAGAGCCCAGTAGAAATCTGGGCAACAGGCCGCGTTGCTTGCGGTGGAACTTCTTGGCTAATCCGAGCCGTTGCTTCCACTGGTGCCTGCGTCTTCGGCACCGTCTTTTCCTCACGCAC